GGGAGGATGGAAAGTGAAAAGGCAAAAGATCTTAGAGACCTTGAAGCTGGTGGAAATCAAAGTGTCGGCACTGGGTATACCGAAGGAAGCGAAGACCACTTATCCTGACTGGTATGAGTCACTTGTTGAGGCAGTTACTGCATACTGGACGATATATGGCATAGCTCAACCCTCTGTTTGGGAACATCATAAGGCGTTGGGATTGGACGATCTGAGAGAGGTTGTTCTGCTACGTAAGAAGAAACGCGATATCGTCTCTGTGTGGTCGAAGAGACCATTCAAGAAGATGGAGAAGCATCAAGTCAAGCAGACTGATTAGCTATGATATGCCAATTCTGTGGTAAGAAGATGGAGTTCATTAAGGCCGTACGTTGCGGCCTTACTTGGACTCGGCCAGAGATACGATGCGACGGCTGCGGCTTCGCTATTAAGGTTCAAGCTGATGTTGTTCAGCAGGGTAGCGAGACAATCTTTGAGGCCGATGAACGTTGCAAAAATGACGCCGAAAACTATTTAAAGGAGAAGTATGAACGAGGAGAGCCAGTCCGACAAATCCAAGACGCCTTCCCTTCCGAAGTACGTGAAACATCAGAACGGATCTATCCGACGGGTAGATAAACTATCTTTTAGAGATCGTGAAATCCTGATGGAGCGGATGATTAAGGAACAAAAGGAACAAAAGTATGAACCAGCGGATATTAAATGAGGTAATTAAAGAAGTCAAGTTTGATTACAAAACGGACATTCTTTATAAACTCTTACAGGACGTCGATAACCCTGGATACTACACGAATAGGGCTGTCCAGTTGCTTAGAGAGGCCCAATATTTAGGTATAGACTCACGGGTTAATGAGGCTATCAAAGTTTTGTTAATCTGGAAATGTGTTACCAAGGCAGCTGGACAGAAAAAGAAGGTCAACCGTCCGAAGAAGAAGCCTGTAGGGTTATCCCAAAAGATTGGGTTGGAGGAAAGAAAGCCTTGAGAACATATGAGGATAGCGTTAAACGGATCGAGAAGGCTCATAAGGATGGTTATACTGACCTTATGATGCCTCTCGATGAACTCTTTATGTTGATAACTATACCTACTTGTTGTGGAGGGCAATGTGCAGCAAATCAGATCGAGCAATCTAAAGAGGAAAAAGAATGAAAGAAAGCATAATACAAGACAACATCATAAGAAAGCTACGCTACCTTGAATGGTTCTGTAAGTCTACCCATGGTAATTTGTACCAGTCTGGTTTTCCTGATATCTTTGCTGCTCATATTCGCTATGGCATCAGATGGATAGAATGCAAACAACCAGACGAAACTCGGAGTACGTTCACGCCTGCACAGTTAGAGACTTTCCCGAAGATGGAGGCTGCTGGTGTAGGCATATGGATACTGGTCGGAGATAGCGACCAGGAATACTCTAAGCTATTTCAAACCGCAAACTGGAGACAGTACTACATGAAAAAACTCTTAGGAGGGCGTTAGCTAATGACTATCGTGCGACACCAACAGCAGCCCAACCGTGCATCTTGCTTCTTCACATCTTTAGGTATGATGTTCGGGGTTGATGTACAGAACTTATTCGATATTGTCGGCCATGATGGTACGGAAAAGATATGGCCAGACCAAGCAGAACCATTTTGTTTTCGAGGTCACACAATCGACGAAGCCATGTGGTGTAGTCTTATTTTAGATCTACCTATGCGGTTGATTAACAGGGACAGTATTGTCGGACATACCGAGGTTGATATACAGAAAGTTAAGACGCCTTATCATTGGGAAGGCATCTTAAACTTTAATCTAGGTAAGCCTAAGGTTTTCTTAAATGACCACCATGCAGTCTGCTGGCACGATTATGTAACCTATGACCCTTCCCGCCTCCACCCTTCAAGATCTCCCATCGTCCTTAAAGATTGGGAAATCTGCATCCTATAACCTTAACGCCTTAACGTCTTAATCTACGTAAGTAAAAGTACTATCGTAGTTCTACTATCGTAAAAGCACTACCGTAATACTACGTAATATTACTTACGTAGTTTTGCCGTAGTGCTTTTACGTATGTAGGTAGTAATACCTTTAGCAAGTATCGTGCCAGAAATAGTAGATTTAATAAATCTATGAAAAATAAATCGAAAATAAATATATTTTTTCGCTATTGACAAGCTGTAGTCTATAGTGTATAATATAAATAGTACAATATAATACTAAATGATGCGAGGTGTTGTGAAAAACGACAGAGGAAAAAAGTAGCGGATTAACACGTTAAGACGTTAAGAGATTTTGGGATTGTAGGAATACGTTATATAATCTAGGAGGTTAGTATGAAGGAGCGAGTTTTGGACAGATTGTACGATCTGCGTAGAACCATGAACCACATGTTGGACATGACGGGTGCTGCTCAGCTTACCCTGGAAGATCTGCAAGAGATGAACTACCTTTTAGATCGTGCAATCTTAGCACAGACACAGTTTTGTGACGGTATGACCTCAGTGCAGGCGTTTGCCCGCTCACTCGTATGTGGCAGGTATGACGTAGGGTCAGTCGAGTATGGTAAGATGATCAACTATAGCGACGACGATATGATCGAGTTTAGCAAGGAGCTTGCGAAGATGGGCCGTACGTGTGAGTTCGTCAACACGGCCACGGGTGGATGCCGGTTTTATATCGAAAATAAAAAAGAAAGGAGTGAGTAGTAAAAACGGATCGTGTAACCTAACATGTGCACAAGTGAAAGGCACAAACAAATGAATGAGTTAAGCAGACAATTTGAACTGGTCGAGGGTATGTACGTGAGTGTGCATACGACTGACAGGCTCGTATCGGGTAGGCTCCGCAAGGAGAACATTTCGTGGGTCTTGAAGGACTACGAAGATGAGATAGTCTACATCATTCAAGAAGAGAACGTCGAGAAGATCGACCTCACCAACGTCTACATGAAGGACAGGGTGGCGAAGGTTATTCGGTTTGACTCTACCGAGCAGGCGTATGACGCTTGCCAAACTGGTGACGCTTGCGATGGCGATATCCTTTTCATTGAGAGCGAAGGCGTTATCGGTATCTCCGACTGCTGGCCTTTCGCTATCACTGTCGAGACTGGGGCACTGCATGGCCTGGCTCTTCCCGAAGGACAAGATTTGGTAATCGAGTTTCAGTTGTCGATAACGAAGGCTAAAGAGCTGGCTAAAGAAAACGGACTCTCAATTAACCCGCAACTGATCGTCCCCTATGAGGTGGCACATGAGTAAGGAAATTGTCCTGTTCGACGGTAAGGACTGCAAACTTATCCTTCTCGATGGAGTCAAATACTACGTTCGAAAATCCGACAATTACACTGTGAGGGTCAAATAATGAATATGTATACTATCCGCTTCTCTCGTTATTATAATAATGGTACTCGCGAGCCGTTCACGATGGCTGTCGTTACTGACCTCGATGGTATCATGTGGCTCTTTCGGGAACTTGAAGAGTGCGACCTTGACGCTTTGCTAGCCAACGTGGCTGACCATCATGAAGTCGTCGGCGAGAGCCGCGTGTATGTTAACGACGAGTCTGTCACTATTGACTATCGTATCGAGGAAATGCTCTAATAACTGCTCTAATAACTAAGGAGACATACAATGGATCTCACTAAACTTTCTATCGCTGCTTTGTTTCGGATCGTGAAATCTGACTGGAAGAAGCCCTACTTCGGGGCTGTCCCGTACATCGACGCTCTCATCACTTGCCAGTCGATGGACAGCGTGTACGGGGTCGAGACGGCGAGGGATTTAGTTCCCTACTTCTTGGCGAACGCGAACACCTGGCGGGGCGAGACGGCGAAGGCTGTCAAGCTGGAACTCAAGAGTCGTTTAGCTAACCGCTAAAGGAGACTTATGCACAAGGACGTTTTTAGTTTTACCGCCTACACGAAGCATGGTGATAAGGTCATCATGAATCTTGTCGGACTGTTCTACGATGAGGAGAATCTTCGTAAGAAAGTGAGGAACATGTTCCGTTGCAGGTTGTACGATCTGACTGGCACGATGATATCGGGCTGCGGGGATAGAAACAGTTTTAAAGTGCAGTGGGACATACTATGACACTCATCGAAACAAAGACTGACCTGCTACTGTACGGTGATGACGAGCAGATCAAGCAATCGTTTATCCTTACGTTCTACATCTTTCAGCCCGTCAAGCTCGTTGATGCTTCTGACAGTTTCATACATCTCAAGCGGTGGGCAGAGAAAGCTGAGATGTGGACAGACTGGTTCAAAGTCGAAGAATGGTGCAATGAAAATGACGTAACGTATACAAAGGAGGCTGACATATGATATCTGCTATCTATTATAAAGACCAAATGTTTGGGCTGTTGACTGACGACCCTGTCTTGTTCTGCCACACAACGGCTAACGAGGCCATCTTGCACGTTTGGGAAACTATCCCGAAGGAAAAGGTTGGCGACATTATTGAACTTGTCGATACCTACACGAAGGACTTAGTCTTTATCGATAAAGTTGTCGTTGGAGATTTCACGATCTTGCTTTATCAGAACGACCTCGTCAAGATCATAGAAGATGAGATGACTATCAAGTCGTTCGAGAAAGACAGTCGGGTGTTCAAGTTGTGGACGTCTGCTACTTCTGCTCGTAAGGCAGAGATAGCGAGGGAGCTTGATAATGATGGGTACGCCATCTTCGAGCATTCGACGTGCATTGAAATCGAAAGGAGACTGTTAAGGTTAAAGAAAGGGGCTGTTGCCATATGAACAATATCTATCGTTTTGTGACTGGGTTTTGTGGGTACGACGTCTATGATGGGGCCGTCGTCATTGCTAAGAATCGGGCCGAAGCATGGCGTGTGCTTGAAAAGGCTGATATTACTTTCCCATATCCACCTAATATCAAGCAGATCGGGAAATCTAAACGGAAACCATGCATCGTCTTAACGTCCTTTAATGCGGGTTAAGGAGTACCATGAACATCTATCGTCTGACACGTACGGATCGAATCGGTTGGGATGCTTATATTGCTTGCATCGTTGTAGCCAGGACTGAGGAACAAGCCTTCGACATTGCGGAGAAGGAACTCGGTGGGTACATGTGCGAGCAATGGACGAGCGTTGCTAACATTAACATCGAGCTGGTCGGATCGTGTGATCGGGCCGCTGGCATACTACTCGCTTCGAACAAAGGGAGCTAACTTATGGACAAACCTTTAGTTATTGATGAGGCGGTCTATACAGTGAAAACTGTACATGATAGACCGCAACTCATCGTTTCGTGTGATAGGAGCGAGTTCGATTTAGCGATCGACCTCGAAGATCTCTTTAACCTATTCGTTGAAAAACTCGGAGGCTAATATGATAGGCAGACTTGTAGTGAATATGCACTATCTGACGCTGGAAACGACTGATAGGCAGACAAGACGGGATTTCATAATCTTCTTCTTCATCTTGTGTGGTGAGGCGACGATCGTGAAATCTGACGAGGATAACATCGAGCTGTATAGTGATAATGAGTGGGACATGAAGACCATTCAGCAATGGGCAACGAATCACAGCGTTGTTATATCGGAGGTCGTATGAGGCTTATAACTGTTGAACAGGTGCTCTTCTGTTTGGCTAACAAGAAGAGCGTGTCGTACAAAGTTAATAGCGAGGAAGAGGGTTATCAATGGACGTCGCTTAGGCTTGACCCTTTCTTTCTTCTTATTGACTTTAACACTTACGTGTATTACGTCGATGCTCCGCTCGCCATGTGGACAGGGAAGGGAGTAGTCGAGAAGTATCACGAACTCATGGCGTTAAAAGATGATACGTTGCTAACGAATCAGATCGTGGAATCTGATGAGGCGGTCGACCTCTTATTTGACGACGGTCATTATTGCGGGTTTGTACATCGCAAGGCTGATGGTAGAATGTATCACATCAGAATGGATATGATTGATCACAAGTGGATAGGGATATGGGAGGTGGAGAATGTCTAAGAACAGATTAGGTAACGCTACTGTACCGCTGGTTACTGCTCACGACTTTGCTACTCAAGGGCCGATTCATGCTTTGTTTGTAGCGGAGGCAAACGTGAGGTATGGGTCGGAATGTACTCAGACATGCGAGGCCGTGACTATGCTCGCACGTTACGTAATCGATAACGAGGTAGCGATTATCAAAGAGAACGAATACGCTATCGTCAATCCGATTATGTGGGTAAGAGTGGCTAAAGACTGGATGACTTATATTGATTAGTAATAGTAATAGTAACATATGAAAGGATTAGGTGATCTTATGTGGATGGACACTATAGTATCTGACCTTATCGCTGAGCTAAAGGTCGAGAAGTACAAGAAAGTTGACCCCGAAGCTAAGGCCGACATGCTTGCAGAGCTGGTTGTTGAGAGCGGCAAACTAATGATCGACATCGTCAACGGCGACCCAAAGAAGAGTACATGGTCGGTCGACCGCCAAAAGAAGTATTTATGGAAATGCATGTGGGGTGTACGTCACAAACATAAGCGGTTACGTCTTTGTATCGACAAGCCTAAAGGCAGATTTAACAATCTCAAAGAGCACGATCCGTCCGATCCCGAGTACGACCCTGCTCTAGATTTTAGAATCTTAGATCTTGACCTATCGTGGGACGAAGTTGATCGCGGTGTAGATCATGTAACGGAGGCCATGGGTGTTGAAGATGTTTGGTCGGACTTGATGCGGGTCGTTACTGACCCTCTCGATAGTCGAATTATAGGTATGAAGTCTGAAGGTTTTAACAATAGGGAGATATCGGAGCAGCTAGGTTGTGTAACGGAGATGACCGTTTGGAACCGTGTTGACGCTATGAAAAAGAAGCTCAAGCGGGCCGACGGGGTGAGGTATGCTCATATATAGCGTGGGACTGTTAATGCCTGTTAGTAGTGACGCTAACGGCATATGGCTCCTCAACATTTCTCCGTATTGGTTAGTTGTGATGATAGGTGTATTCTTCGTTTGGTTGTACAAAGGTAGTACTATGCGCTAACAAGGAGGTAAATGAACATGGCTAGTAATAGTGAATTTTTAATGAAGAGTGATACGTGGGACGGTCACGTGTTACCGCTGGGTGGTGGCGTATGGGTATCTGAGAAGATGGACGGTCACCGAGCGTTTTGGGACGGCGGGTCTACTATTGGTGAGGTCATGCCGTGGGACAAAGGACGCTCTACAGGCTGGTGGACGAACGGCGGGAAGCCAATACGGGTGCCGACGACGTGGACGGATCACATGATCGCGTCGAAGGTTGGACCTACTGAGGGCGAACTATGGGGCGGTCGTGGTACGTTTCAGAGCGTTAGCTCTGTGGTTAGAGCGACGGTGTCGGCCCGTGACTGGGGGCCTAGCCCTACGCTACCGTTTGGAGTACGGTTTTACGCTACTGGCCCTGTACTTTGGGAAAACTTTTGGCTCATGCGGTCGATAAAGGTACGTAACAAAGTGATAGGTACGATAGGATTTGACGATCGATGCCGTTGGCTTCACGAAGTGCAGGGACGGGATGGTGGGTCGTTCGCTTCTTTCGGCGACTGGTTCATATCTTACAACGGTCAGAACGGGGACGACTTACGTATGGTCGAGCAGACCAAGTGCTTCTCCGTTGAGAGCGTGCTAGAGATTTATAGGGACGTTGTCGACCGTCGAGGCGAAGGAGTCATGCTACGGTCGGATCGCTTGATCTGGCTCCCACGACGTTGTGGGGTCGTTCTGAAGTATAAGGCTTGGCTCGACGGCGAGGCTAAGATCGTCGACACTACGCTTGGTGAGGGGCGGCTCGACGGGCTTATCGGAGCGCTCACCGTTAGAGACTGTGATAGTGGACTATTGTTCGATATCGGCACCGGCATGGACGACGACTTTCGGAAGATTTTACCATCCAAGCTAGAAGGTCACTTGTGTCGCTATCGTTATCGAGAAAAGACTGATAGTGGCAGGCCGAAAGAAGCTAGATTTATCTGTCTGCTTGACTGAAGATCGTACAATCCGATCGTACAATCCTTTTGTACGATCGGGTTTTCAACCTAGCGAAAAGTTACTTTTTAGCCTATGTTTTGACTTTTAGTAGATTGGTCAAATCTGTTTATCAAATCGATTTGTTAAATCTCTTTCTCAAAAATGAGAAAGTGTCGTAAAAAGCGACACATTTTGGGACATTTTGTCACTACCTACCCATTTAGGGGTAGGGCTTACCGATAAAGGATAATTGAGTCACAGAGGGGAGCCTAGAAACAGTTAGCCTCAACTTACCAATATTATTAATTTATTAAAATATTAGTAGTAGTAGTAGTAGTAGTAGTATATGTATTTATATATGGAGCGTAGTGAAGAATAATAAAAGAGATAAGTAATAGGTATGTCAGAGGGTCAGAGGGTCAGCTCACGCTCTAGGATAGCCTTTACTGGTCAGCAGAGGCTTGTTAAAGACACTTTAGAATAGGAGTAGGGTAAGCGTTAGGGTAAGCGGTCAGAAGGCCATAGCGTTGTTTCTCAAAAATGAGAATTCTCAAAAATGAGAAAGTGTATCATTAATGAGACAGTGTAACATTTTGGAACACTCTTGACAAAACGAACAAAATGAACAAAATGAACAAAATGAACAAAATGAACAAAATGAACAAAATGAACAAAATGAACAAAACAGGTAAATTGACGAAAATGAACAAAATGAACAAAATGAACAAAACAGGTAAATTGACGAAAATGACGAAAACTAACACTTAAATAACGAGTGGCGTAATATGCCGTCAAACGGCCTGAAATGTTTACAAAATGGATGTTTTCCACTATGTAATAATGGAAGTTTTCCACTAAAGGGCAGGAGGGAAAATAACCCTACTTCGTGGGACAGATCACGTGATCAGATTTCGTGGCCCAAGTTTTTTTCAAGTTGTAAAATGACCCATATTTTTTAGTTAGGCATATGGGCGGATAATTAGGGGTATATAAAGCGGATATTCGCGTAATGCATATGTGCAAACATGTAGGCGCGGGTTTAGTAATAATAGATACAATATATGTAAAACAGATTACATAAGCGGAACGTAGAAATACAGGTTACAAAATCCCATTTCTACAATCTGCCAAAATTAACAAATTGAATAAATACAACAAACGTAATTTGTCAAGAGTAGAAAAAGAAAAAAGTGAAAAATATTTTCCCGTGGCTACTTTGGCATGGTACATGCTGTTAGCAACTACCATGCCACAATAGCCAAAAAGCAAAAGAAAATTGAAAGATAGATTTCACAAGCAGATTTTATAACGACATGAAAACGAGCAATTCTTCAACTCGTCAACGAATATACGAAAATAATTGAAAGATTTTATCTCTATGAATATCAACAGCTTACGCTGTAAAAACGCACTATGTCGAAAGTTACTACTATTGACAAGTGAAGCTACTTATCCTATAATAACACCAAGCCGCAGTACCCACAACAAACCATGAGGTGATACAGAAAACCCTATAGCTGACGTTACGAGCTATCAAAAGAAAACGGAACGTGTTCATTGAAAATTTGAATATCTGCGTACTGTGAGTACATCAACTACACAGTGAAGGCGCAGTACGGCAAGCAGTAAGCAATTTACAAACAAGCAATTTTAAGGAATTACGACAATGGAAAATACAATACAGTTTATCGACAGAGAGAGCCTCGTCATTGCAACTTGCAACCATAGGCAAGCAGGTTCGAGGAAAATTACTGGCCTTGAGTGGCTCGACGGCCTCAAGCCTCTTATCGTGGCCGACCTCTGCCTCGACGGAAAGTACATCATACTCGATGGTTTCCGCAGGTACACGTACCTCACAGCCTGTAACACCTTCCCCTGTATCGTCGTCGATGCTGACGTTACGTCAGAGCAGAGCATTCAGAAGGCGATAGAGATGTACAAAGGCGATACGCTCGCCTTGTCGCTGGTGGAAGTGCTGAAATTCGGCTGTGACAAGGTGCGGTACGGAATTGGGCGGTATCTCGCCAAGGATGGCGAGACTCTGTTCTTACAGGACATGTTGAACGTGTACGAAGACTATCATCCATGCGCCGTAGGAAACGGCGACATGACGGACAAAGAAAACAAGAAGACGCTGAAGAATTTCCATAAGGGACTAAACCAGTCCTGCTACCGTGCTTGTATGCTCGGCGGACAATTCGTTGAAGACTATGCCAATAAGGTTAAAGGCGTCACTACTGCCCTGCGTGAAGGCTTCGACGCCGCACGTAAGGCGCAGATGCGGGGGCTTAGCTGGTCAGATGCAAGGCTTGAAGCCTTGACCGTCTACAATGCCAGTCTGGAGAAGGCGCAAGAGAAGAAAGCGCAAGAGGCCGCATCAGTGGACGGTATTGGCAACTACATCAGTACCTTCATGGTCAGCGTCAAAGAGTCTGATGCGAGTGAGGAAATGAAGACGCACTATGGTATTCTTCTCTCTGCTATCGTCGCAAATGACGTTGAAGCCTTCATGAAGGAAGTGTTAGGGTAAGTAGCAACCATGGCAAGCGGCAAGGCTTGAAGCCTTGCCGCTTGTCAACTAACGAGCGAGATATTGACGAGCAAACGTTCAAACTACGGCACGGAAATGCGGTTGATAATGCTATTAAATTACTATTCAGTGAGGTAAAATAAAATGGAAATTATTATCCTTCTTCCCATTGCTTTGGCATACTTCATGATTTTCGTTTATAGGTAGTAGCCCCATGGGTTAGATTACGTAATCCTACTTACGTAATTTTGCCCTGTCCGAGGTGCAGGTGACAGTTACATTTTTCGGATTTTTTCAAAAGACATTTATGACCGTAAGTACTTTTGTGACAGTTACATTTTTCGGATTTTTTCAACAGCAAATAGTCCTTCAATAAATTGCACAATCGGCCAAAACGCAAGCTCATTTGTAACAAACATCAAATAAGCACTAAAAATCGACCCAAAAAAGTCCGAGGTCATCACTCGGATCACAAAATCTGATCACGTGATCTGTCCCTTTAGAATGGCAGAAAAAACGGAGTACTGTATTATGACGGGAAGGGTAGTTCGCTGGACAGATTTGCTGATCAGAAAATCTGCTCCAGAAAAAATTGAAGTGTTAAAAAGGCCCAACAAACTGGACATAACAAAATGGCATTAGATCACAAAGTCGTCGAGAAAATAACCCGACCGGATGACCCGAGACGGTGTCAAGCAGTCGTCCCGTCAGGCCAGTGCGATAACGTCGCTGTAGAAGGCGGTAAAAATTGCTACGCTCACGGTGGCTACTCGACAGTCAAAAAACAAGAGCGTGAGAGTATCTATCGTTTTCGTGTTCAGAAGTACCAGCAAAGGGTGGGAGAGATTGCGAAATCTTCAAACATCAAGTGCCTCAGGGAAGAAATCGGCGTTCTGAGGATGATACTGGAAGAAAAGCTGAATGCTTGCCAGAACGATGCAGAACTACTGCTCAACAGTGGTGACCTAAGCGACTTAGTAGTCAAGATTGACAAGCTCGTCAACTCCTGCCACGGCCTAGAGTCCAAGCTCGGAGTGATGATTGACAAATCTACCCTCCTAAGCCTCGTTGACCAAATGGTCGCCATCATCGGCAAGGAAATCGAAGACCCAGAGTTAGTGGACAAAATCGCCGTCCAACTCCTCACAGTGATGGAGCAGACAGAAATCAATGCAACAAATCTCAAGCCGGTAGATAAGCCCTCCTGATGGTCAACCTCTCCTCAGTCTTTGTACAACGAATGGCAGCTGGCCTTAGCAGGGCAGCTGTCGCTTCATGTTCAAAGTGGGCAGAGAGATATCGCGTTATGGGTCAGCCGTTTCCTGGCCCGTTCTCCTTCGGTCACCATCCTTGGCTCAAAGCCATGCATGATTCTAAGGCCGATATGAACATCGGTCAGAAGAGTGCCCAGATGGGTTATACAGAAACGCTTCTGAACTGGGTATTCTATCACATTGACATAAGTCAGGAGAGTTGCTTATATGTCCTCCCGAGCGACGACGATGCAGGCATATTCGCAGCCTCACGATTCGATCCTGCAATCGAGACTTCAAAACATCTCGCCGCCCTATTCACGGACGTCAAAAATACACGCCACAAACGTGCCGGTGGAGCCAATCTTTTCATAAGAGGCTCACGCTCCAAGAGTAAGCTGAAATCAATCCCAGTATCACGCGTAGCCATTGATGAAAAAGACGAGATGGTTCAGAATAACATTCCTCTTATCTTCGAGCGTCAGTCAGGCCAGATAGAGAAACAGACATGGCAGATAAGCACGCCAACGATCCAAAACTATGGCATCAATGCCGATTTCTTAATCTCTACACAAGAACAATTCTACTTCAAATGTCCGAAATGTGGGAAGTCAATATGCTTGCGCTACCCAGAGAACGTCATCATCGAAGGCGAGCATGAGACTGACCCGAACGTCTCCAAGTCAAGATACATCTGTAACCTTTGCTCCGCCCCCATTGTCGATTGCAACACTTCACCTACCGAAAAAGCTTCCCTCTTGGCTTTGGGGCAATGGGTGGCGGAGACTTCCAATACTTCCATCAGAGGATTTTATATAAACCAACTCTACAGCCCGACTATCTCACCGAAGGAGATAGCCATCTCATATTTTAAGGGATTAAAGAATCCTGCAGCGGAGCAAGAGTTTTGGAATAGTAAGCTCGGACTGCCACATATCGTCAAAGGTGCCCGTATTGACCAAGAGGATATCGAGGCTTGTATAAAGAATTACCAGAACGAAACCAAGAGCAAGTCACCAATCGTTACGATGGGAGTAGACGTGGGTAAGTGGCTGCACGTCGAAATCGACGACTGGTATTCAACCGACTCGGTTGGAGACTTAAATGATGCCTCTCGTCCGAGGATTATCTACGAAGGTAAGGTTCCAGAGTTCGAAAACCTCGATGCTTTAATGTATAAGTACGGTGTCAGCCATTGTGTGATAGATGCGAACCCAGAAAGACGTAAGTCCTTCGAGTTCGCTAATCGTTTTCCAGGGTTGGTCAATTGCTGTTTTTATTCAGATGGTTCAAAGACCCGCAATATATCATTTAATGACGTCTTCGTTACGGTAGATCGTACAAGCTGGCTCGATTTATCACTTGGTAGATTCAAAAATAGAGCAATATCGATACCAGTTAATACATCATTAGAATACAAAAATCATCTTCAGAACATTGTTAAAAAGTATGAGATGGACACAGATGGTAATCCGACGGGTCGTTACATTAACACAGGCGACGACCATTTTGCACATAGTAGAAACTATAGTGAAATCGCTTTAGCTCTTGTAACAACCAACGTCAACAAGGATATAACAATCTAATGACAATCGACATTCTAAACACTCGCCATCCAACATATTTATATGATTGGCAGAAGTGGGAAACATATCGTCTTTGCTATAATGGTGGCGATATCTTCAGAGATCAATACCTCTTACAGTTTAGCCAGCAAGAAACAGCAGAAACCTTTGCAATGCGTAAGAAGATTTCTCCAATTCCTGCTTTTGCTAAAGCAGCAGTTAAAGAAGTAATGAATAGTGTGTTCCAACGGGCAAGCGATATCATTAGAAAAGGTGGAAGTCCGTCATATTCAGATGCTATATTTGGCAAAAATGATGGTGTTGACCTGAGAGGGTCGACAATGAACTCATTCATATCACAGAATGTACTAGGTGAGCTTCTTGCTTTAGGTAAAGTGGGTGTATTTGTCGATAATGCTGGAGAAATTGGCCCAACTCTTGCAGATAAAGGCATAAATCACCCTTATCTCTATACTTATCATGCAGAGGATATTCTTAATTGGTCATATAAAGGCACAACTCTTACGAGCGTTCTCCTTGAAACGAACAATTACGATGCAGATGATGAAACCGGTCTTCCACTTACCAATGAAAAGCAATATTGGCTGTTAAATTTGCGAAATAATGGCGTAGATTTGAAAATCTATAACTTTGATAACACACTTATCAAGTCTGTTCATCTTAATCTCCCGATGATTCCCTTCACCATATTAGAGCTAAATGATTCTCTCCTCTCTGACACGGCTTCTTATCAAATTGCGATGTTAAATCTAGCTTCTTCCGATATGTTTTATGCTTATAAGAGCAATTTTCCCACGTATACTGAGCAAATTGATGGTCGTACAGTTGTTCAAAATAAGATGAAGAAATCAGAAGATGGTGAAAAAGCTGTCGCTGGTGAGCAAGTTATCGAAACAGGCACTATAAAAGGTAGAACATACCCTATCGGAGCCGAAAGACCTGGTTACATCCATCCTTCTCCTGAGCCACTACGGGCCTCCATGGATAAACAAGAGAGAATGAAGGAAGATATCAGACAACTGACGGCTCTTTCTCTATCTTCGATACGTCCGAAAGTTCAATCAGCAGAGTCGAAAGGCATGGATAGTGAAGGTCTTGAGGCAGGACTCTCATCTATCGGTTTCGTTTTAGAGACAGCTGAGAGAGAAATCTGCAAGATATGGTCAGCTTATGAAAATGACAAAGCCGACTATCAGATAACATATCCTAGAAAATACACAATCAAGAGTGATTCCCAAATCCTTGATGAGGCAGAACGCAAAGAGAAGGTTATGATAGCCATTCCTTCTATTACTTTCCAGAAAGAAATGGTAAAAGATATCGCTCAGACAACTATTGGATACAAAATTAGTCCAGATACAATGGCAATGATTGAGAAAGAGATTGAGGAATCTCCAGTAGCGATTGTTCAACCTGAAGTCCTTGCTAAAGATGCCGAAAATGGCTTGGTAGGAATAGAATTTGCCTCAATGGTTCGTGGATATCCTAAAGGACAGGTTGAAGCAGCGAAGAAGGACCATGCTGACAAACTTGCGCGTATCAGCCAGTATCAGAATAAAGGTGGAGTGGCAGAGAATGGCGAGGCAAGAGGCATGGGAAAGATGATGGACGGTAATGCCAAAGATGAAAAGACAATGAGCCAGAACAAAGTTCAAAATGCTGGCAAAACTACGAGAGGCCCAGCGAAATGAGTACAAAAGATGATTCCACAATCTTAAAGCTGCCGAGAGGTAGCTATCTTGCTTTGCCTGTTACAGTTACAACTGGAGCAGGAGTTCCTATCGACTTGACGGATAAAAGACTCACACTTATTGCTAAGAAGAGATTGAATGATCCAGACGAAACAGAGACACTCTTGATCGATGTTAATACTTTTACCAACCCAACATTAGGCCAAGCGATAATCGAGTTCACTTCATCTGACACAGATGTAGATGACGATACTCCATTCCAGATGCAAGTAACTCTTTCAAATGATGACATTACTGGAGCCGGCCCAGGAACAGAGCCTATGATATTCGGTCGTGGAACAGTCTATTTCGAACAGAATGTATACGTGCCTTGAATCCTTTGATTTTACAATCAAGTAGAGCTGCGCTCACTCTCAAGAGTGAGAAGAATGATTTATTGTTAAAACAACAGAACAGTCTTGTTTTACAATCAAAAAGTAATAGTTTGAAATTACAAACAGGATCACCTAATCTTCTTCTCCAGAGCCGAGATAACTCTTTAGCTCTAATTTCTGAATCACAGACAATGACTTTAACGACAGCTGGAGCTGTGTTCGTCATTGGGTCTTATGGCGGAACTATAACAGTAGATTATGATGAAGTGTTTCCACTTACTATTTTCACTGTTCCCAGCACTCAGTCTTTAGATAGGATTGGAGTGAGAGTCACAGAAGCATTCAAAAGCGATGCTACTCTCAAGATTGGATTGGTTAGCGATGATGATAAATTCTTTGAAATTGGAGATACAGACCTTACAGCAACAGATATCTTGTTTGAAAAAGACTTTGATACCGATGGGCCTTTATCGCTTCGACTTGTTATTAATCCTGGCACTATGCCTACTGCTGGGCAGGTTAAAATTCAAATTAGCACAACTAAAAAGGGCCAATAGGCTAAAAGGACTGAACAATGAAAATCATTAGTGACTTAATCGGAACACTCCAGTCTTACCTTAGGATTGGAACAATCCAGGTGAAAAATGATACTGGTGTTGTGCGGATGCGTAACGCTGCTGATTCTGCTAACGTGCCTCTTACTGCTTCAGTTATTGCGGCAATAGCGGCCGATGGAAAGCGTAGCGGTTTTTCCGTGCCAGAAGGGATGAGTGCTGATGTTGATTATGTTATGCCTGCGGCTGACGGTGCAAGTGGTCAGGTGTTATCTTCTGATGGATCAAAAACTCTCTCTTGGCAGACTGTTGCTACTGCTCAAAACACAGTAAAAGAACAAATTGAGACGATTGCTTTTGGGACAAGCAGTCCAGTGGCGATGTTCACCCCTCCTGCTAATGCTAGAATCCTGAAGGTGGTGGTCGATGTTGAAACTGCGTTTAACGGAACTGCTCCTACTTTATCTGTTGGTGTTGCTGGTGGGACAAGTCGTTACATGGGAGCTACTGAAAATCTGCTTAAAACTGTTGGGCAGTATGAAGTGACTCCGATGTATGAGGAAGATGGTACTCCTGATGAAGTCATTATTACTTATAGTGCTGATTCTTCTTCCGAGGGGTCTGCTCTTGTTAGCGTTTCTTACGCGAATCCCGCCTAAAATAGAGGATTAGACAATCAAGACAATCTCAGATCTCTCTGGAACTCTTCAAAACTCCTTCAAGGTAGGTGCGGCATATGTTGCTCCTACTCTTGATCGTGATGCTGCTCCTAAGAAGTATGTGGATGATGCCAACCTTCTCAAACTCGATAAAACACAATGGAATATGATAGACCGTTGTGGATTTGTCAATCTTACCCAAAGTTCTATAGCGTTCAATCCTACTAATCAAACTCTTACTATCACAGGAACCACGTGGCAGTATATGCGGGCGGGCATCCTCCACACTATTTCCGGTAATAAGACCAAGGCCCTCGACACCGATACATCGGGCACCTATTTCTTTTATATTGATGCCGTAGATGGCACGTTGTCGTACTCCGCCGTGAGCTGGACGCTGCTGGATACTAAGGTGCCAGTGGCAATCGTGATCTATGGGAAGACAACCACGCCCTCCTACATGATCGCAGACGAGAGGCATACCTGCCTCATAGACCGCCGTGTCCACTGGTACGAGCACATGACGGCGGGAACGAAATGGGTGAGCGGAGGGGTGTTGGCGGACTACTCCGTGGCTCAGGCCTCCCCGACAGACGCCCAAAACACCTTCAGTATATCCGAGGCTCTGATAGCGGACGAGGACATGCGACACACGCTAGCTGAGTTGACCAACCCGAGCGGGACGGGAACGGACTACTTGGTGGTGTACCGCACGGGAGCTTCCACATGGACGTGGGAGACTTCCGCCGTTCCGTTCCGATACACAGCCAACGGCTACATCCAGTACGACAGTAGCGGGACGATGACTGAGGGGGCGCAAAGCAAGGCGTACAACACCTACCTCGCCTTCACCAACATCACGGGTCAACCACGCTTCATCATCATCCATGGAAGAGCGCAGTTCGCCAACGCCGCCGCCGCGTATGCCGAGGATATTAGAAACTTCTCGTTGGCGGGTCTGCCCTTTGCCGAGATGGTGATCGTGTATCAATTGACGTGGGAGACGGGTAACGCCTACAACACGAAGGGCAAGTGCCGTCTCGCACGTATCCCGCAACGGATCAACACATCTGTCACGGCGGTCAACAACCCCGCCCAGTCCAGTGACCATAACGGATTGCTTAATCTGCAAGGTGGAACAACAGGTGAGTATTATCATTTGACTCAAGCGGCTCATACTCTCATAAATGGTAGTCAAACGGCCAAATGCTTCTTCGCCGCACCCAACGCTGGGGACGGCGTGCCGGTGTTTCGGGCTATCGTGGCCTCAGACGTTCCCACCCTCAATCAAGACACCACGGGCTCCGCCGCCAAGCTCACCACTCCCCGAGCGATCAACGGCGTGGACTTCGATGGCTCCGCTGCCATCACCGTCCCGAGCAATATCGCCCCAGGCACCTCGGGTAATCTCATGGTGTCCAACGGGACTGTGTGGACGAGTGCCGCCAATCCCTCGGAACCCGCCTTCACCAACCTACCGTACGCCAAGTTGCCCAATGCTGGCACGAGAACGTGGGCTACTGGCGGGGATTTGAGTATCACTGGCGGCAACGTAGGTATTGGTTGTGCACCCTCCTATCTCCTCGATTGCCAAAGCGCAAGCTACCCAACCTTCCATCTGAAAGACACGACCACAGGACTGCGTGGATATATGATGAGCCACACAGCCACTCCCGCACTGTGGCTCGGAGCAATCACAAACCACACCCTCCATCTGGTGACGAACGACACACCACGAATCACTGTCCTAGGAGGCGGCAACGTCGGTATCGGTTGTACGCCAAACCGTATTATGGAAATAACAGCGACTCGCAACAGTACTGATTATTCTGACGACTACTTGAGGCTCACAGGAAAGAACACTGTAGGAGCTTACTTCAATACAGTCGGCATTGACTTTCATATAATCGATGTTGGCAATAGCGGGGAGTTCTCCGCCGCTTATATCAAATGCGGATGTGCATATGTGGTGGATGGGGCACATTCATTAGGAAATTTACAATTCTACACGAAAGATAGTGGCGTAAATTCCGCAATACCAACCATTAAGATGCTAATAGACCATACGGGATGCGTAGGCATCGGAACTACATCACCCAATCATCCTTTAGTAGTCGGCCCTGCCCCAACCGCCACGCAAGGTTGGTGTCAGATAGCTGCCTCTAACGCGACCTCTGCTGGAGTGGCGGCCGCCTGTGGTGATAGATGGACGTATCTATATACGAGCGCAACAGAATGCAAGCTCGACGCATATAATATGGCTACCAACGCGGCGTTAAATATAAAGCTATGTGGAAATGGCGGTAGGGTGGGTATCTGCATGGATGCCGCTTCCTCTCGGCTGGACATTCAAGGCAGTGCCAACGAGTGGACTCAAATCCTCTACGGTTCTGCGACCGCTGGACAATCCTACGGTCTACATATAAGAGCGGGAACGGGTTACGCCTCTGAACAGGCTTTGGGTGTTTATAATTACAATGCGACGATAACACATTTCCAAGTTTTTGGGGACGGGGCAGTCAATATAACCAACACGAATTCAAATGTCACTGGTAGGTGCTGTATCGGATCACTTAATTGGAACGCAACCAGCTCTGCCGCCAATGTGACCGTTAATGCAACGGATGGTATGTTATTCCGCTACACATCATCACGCCGATACAAGGAGAACATCATCGACCTTGCCGACAAATCCGATCTTATGCTGAAGGCCCGCCCCGTCTCATTCACTTGCAAGAATACGGGCAATAGGAACATCGGATTCATAGCCGAGGAGTTCCACGACCTCGGATTGAACGAGCTGGTGACGTATTTGGATGGACTCCCCGAAGCGATATCATACGATTGGATAGCGTGTTACCTGCTTCAGATAGTCAAGAAACAAGACAAACGAATCAAAGCATTGGAGGAGAAGGCGGCATGAAATACATTGAGAAGATACTACAGAACAACCAAGGCTTCGACGTGACATGCTGGGTGGCCACCGAGGGGTCATTCAACGTGATGACAGGCAAGGCGAGGCTCCGCATGTCGGGGTGGAAGGATGCTGAGGCTTTCGCCGCAAGGAAGCCCCACGCCGACAGCACATGGGTGGAGCTTGAATTATCCTCCCTCCAATCCTTCGAGACTGTGTGGGGAGAGCTGGCAATGCGTTTGGTAAGTGAAGGGAAGTTTGCCCAAGGAGAGATAAAAGATACAACAGAGGTAACACAATGATCATCAAGACAGACAAAGAGGGGGCCGATGCGGTCAAGGGACTGTGCGACATCGGGCTGAAACAGACGGGGCTTCAAGGTCTGCAAGCGATTGTAACGATCTTGAACAGCATCAAAGAGGAACCCAAAGTTGAGGAGAAGAAACCTGAATGATCACAGAATCTGAAATAATAGCCGGTGCTAAGTATGCAGGAGCTGCCATACTTGGGAGCGGCATTGTTTCAGGATTTATTAAATGGATGTGGGGAGCGGCCATATCTGATTTTAAGAATCTGCTCAAAGAAAGCCATGACTCTATTATCGGTGAACTAAATAACGTTAAGGCAACACAACAAATACATGCTAAAGATATTGCAGAGATTAAAGAATCGTTACGTGAAGGTGGGTTTCGGTTTGATCGTATCGAGGAAGATATGAACAAAACCCAAACCAATCTTCTTGACAAAATAGGTGGGGTAACAGAGAAAGCAAATGAGTACAGAGAAAAGAATCGGGAAATCTTTGTTACTCGTCTAGAAATCGAAGGGGAGATAGTGAAAGCGTGCGCAAAGCACTGTAAGGGACATAGACAATGAAACGTATTCTATATATTGAAGACTCTCCAGTTAGTATTGTCGCCCTGACAATGGTTTGCGCACAAAAAGGCTGGCAGATTGATATTAGCACAGATGGTTGGGATGCTCTGGCAAGACTAATGAGTGACTGTGCTTATGATTTAGTAATCTTAGATTGGTGGTTACCTAAATCGGTCAGTAGTGATGCCCTCAAACAAATAATAGAACGAGGCAAGTTCAAAGTTATAGTTTATACTGGTGATAGGGACGTGAAAGTAGATTGTCCAATCTGGTATAAGGACGAAGGTAAGCTCTCAGATTTCATTAAAAAGATTGAAGAAATGCTTAATACATGACTAAAATTTTCACACGTTATGCTACGATTCTTAAAGTAACTGACGGTGATACCGTTGTCGTCGACATCGATATTGGTGATGGCCTTGAACAAAGAAAACGGACAATTAGATTGGATAATATCGATACACCTGAAATGAAGGGTGCTTCACAGAAAGAAAGAGACTTAGCGCTTAAAGCAAAACAATTTGTTGAGAGTAAGTTGGCTATAGGTCAAGAATACATGTTTGTCAGTACGAAGAAGAAAGACAAGTATGATAGAGCACTTGGAATAATCCAAGATGCCGAAGGCAAAGATATCTCTACTCAACTGATTCAACTCGGATTAGCCTACAATTATACTGGCGGTACTAAAAGAGATTGGTCAATCTAAAATGGCTAAATGTGGACAGAAATGTGATGTGTATAGTCGTGTGACTGGGTACCATCAACCGATTTCTAAATGGAACCTTGGAAAAAAGGAAGAATTTAAAGATCGCAAGACATATAATAAAGACAGTAAAAAGAAGGAGACACCATGCGCAAGTATCTAATCTGTTTGGGTGTTTTCTTGATAGCTGGCTGTATTTCTAGTCTCAAGAACGTCAAGAGTACTACTGAATATGTCAATGGTGCCGTGGTTAAAACCATTGTTGAGCAGACGGAAACAAGTGGCTGGCCAGTAGCTAAGAAGGGAGTTTCGATCGAACAGGATGCAGCTTTCTTTGCTTTGGAAGTAATGGCTTCTGCTGAAACAGGAGGGTATCCGCTTCCCAATATCAAGTATTTCAGAGGTAACAGTGCTGTCGATACTCTCCCAATGATGGATTGGGATGAATACTTTAAAAACAAACAAGATACCCTCAAGCTGACAAGTTTCACTAATTATTCTGAGTGTCTTACGATTGAGTCATCATATTGGAACAATAGCGTTGCTTATATGAAGCACCGTAGGAAAGGTTCAGGTTCGAATATTCCGAACGATTTCATCAAGTACAATATGAATGTTACGGTTGGTACAGACACTGGCCGCACGAATATGTTCGATAGTTTTAAGTTTTGGTAAGAAGTAACCCTAAAAAAGAGGTGAAGAAGTGAAGAGTTTGTATGTAGGTAAGACAGCGGCAGGGCGTGAAATCTGGTATCCAGATGTTTCGGCCTGCTTAACAGCAATCACAACCGATTACACTTACATGTCGTGGGAAGGTGATGTTGTTGGCAATCAACACATCGTTCGGATCTCAACATCTGCTACGACTGTCAAAGTCCAACAAGGCTTTGGTACTTGGGCCAATCGGGCTACTTTATCTTATCAATACATCCAACCGTAAGGTAAATTATGCCTATTAAATTTGACACGATAATGGGATGTCTCAAATATGATGACTATGATGCGACGAGTAGTCAAAATATCCCAACTACCAAAACATACAATATCGACGATATTCCAATAGTCGGAGAAACAGGGATAATCTTCTTAGATCGAACACTCGTTGATGGTGAAGGTGATCCGATTAAAAAAAGATGGTATATGGATAATGGTGAATTACTTTGGGAGCTTGTAACATGATTGCTAAACTTAAAAAGATGAGTTGGTTATTCGGATGGCTTCCATTAGTCGTCATCGTCGGTCTTGGTACTGCTGGTGGTGGGGCCATCATGTATGACGCAACCAGTCATGTGACCAAGATAGTAGATTTTCCAATCGGTACGACGCTGAATGGGAGTATTATACCTGACGTTCCGGCCCCTATAGGTGGTGTCATGATCCGCAATGGAAACATGGCGATCAACCAGCGCGGCAACGACTTGACCGCCGCCGGTCTTGTGGGCATGGGGCTGGATTCAAATCGTTCGCTGTATACATATGGCAACAGTGGAGCCTACGGCGGATACACGGCTTCCGCCTCGCACATAGCTGATGGTTGGAAGATCTATTCAGGCAATACCACAACTATGAGCGACACGGCGGCGTGGTATAGCTTTTCGACGGACGGCTCGACCGACACTCCACGTCTTGATGGATACGTCCAAGCCACAAATTATCTACAGATCACAAACGCCAAAGCGATAACCTCTCTCGGAACCGACAGCCAGATGATACTATTGCAGAGGATTGAAAGCGCGGATATTCTCCCGTACGCCACCCAGAACGCCACTGTCTCCGCGTGGGTGTGGTGTGATACGCCCATCGATCTGAATCTATCTGTCATAAACGCCAAAAACACAAGATCGTTCCCCTTCTCGCAGGCTGTCGCCGCGTCGACGTGGACGCGGGTGACGAAGATCGTGCCGCTGGAGGATGCGACAAACTACGGCAACGGGACGAGTTCCGCCTATGGGGCGAGTCTCATGATCTCTTTGGCGGCCGGGTCTGCCAAGATAGGAACGGCTGCCACATGGAACGCGGGCGCCTATATCGGCAGCGTGGAAAACAACTTCTGCTATGCCGCCGGACAAAAATTTAGAATAACAAACGTGAAAATGGAGCCGGGAAGCGTGGCGACGCCCTTCGTCCCCCGACCTTACTCGGAGGAGTTGGCGAGGAGTACTCGCTTTTTTGAGAGGATTTACGCGGACGAGGCGTCGTGCTCGTTTGGGTTCGGGGCAACCTCTGCGACCACAACTATCGCGCAATGCCACCTAACATACTCACCAAAACGCGCCGCACCCACCTCCATAGTTTTAGGAGGATCACACGTTTTTGTCACACAGGTTTCTGGCGGCGGCGCGCGCGCCGTGTCAGCGATATATGACACTTACAAGGGGAAGAACGGAGCGCGCGTACGCCTGACGATAGATAGCGATGTTGCTGGAGCGGCAGGAATATGGCGCGGATCGTCAGCCACCGCTGGAACAGATTATGTAGATATAATATCGGAGTTGTGAAATGAAGAAATACAAAGAGTGTGAAAACCCGAATGACGTGCTGGTGCTTATTGACGGCGCATACCGTGGTACATTATCGAAAACAGCTAAGGAGTTCCAAGAGTGGTTAACCGCCGGCAACGTGCCCGACCCAGCCGACCCGGAGCCGCCAGCACAGACGGTCTACAAGGAGAAGAACAGCATCATCATCCAGATCGCACAATCCGGCAAGTATGACCTTGCTGAGACTGAGCTTGCTAAACTACCTAACTGGCAGCAAGCTCTCTGGCACGGTGCGTATAAGATCGCTTACGATGATACAATGGTCAGACAACTATTGACGGACATCGGCATGAATGCTGAAACCGTCATGGCAAATGCAACCAATTGGGGTGGCTAATGAACTACGCTGACTTAGATGATGCAGATGACTACTTTGCTCTGAGGCTTCACACGGATGCGTGGGATGATGCTGATGAGAAAGATCGTACAATCGCATTAACAATGGCCACCAAAATTATTGACCAATTTAATTACAAAGGAGAAAAAACAAGTGACACACAAGAGAACGAATTCCCAAGAGGAGGTGACACGACAGTACCAAATGAGATAGTTGAAGCGTGTTGTGAGATAGCATTGAAACTACTTGATGAGATTGACCCCGATATCGAAATCGAAAATCTCAACAAGGTAGCGTCGGCGTTTGCAAGTGTGAAATCTAACTACGACAAGTCATTCATTCCAGAGCATCTGACAGTTGGGGTGCCAAGTGCTACGGCGTGGAAACAGATGGTTCCCTACCTACGGGATACCCAAGCTGTGACTCTCGTTAGGAATCAACCGTAGGGTGATTGGAAAATCGACAATGAAAAAGAATTTCTGGAAAGTCCGGTACGATGACGCAAGCGACAAAGCAGCTGCCGATGCAGCCGCTGCTGAAGCAGCTAAGAACACGCCTCTTCAGAAGACGTTCACTCAAGAGGATCTGAATAAGATTCTTGCAAAAGAAAAACGTACCTATGAAGAGCGGAATCAAAAGCTCATCAACGATCTGAAGACGATGCAAGAATCCGCCACGATGACTGTTCAGGAGAAAGAAGCTCTTGAGGCTCGTATCGAAGACTTGCAAAAAGCGACAATGACCAAAGAGGAATTGGCCCTTCGTGAACAGGCAAAAGCTAAGAAGCAGTACGAAGACAACCTCAAGGCATTGGAAGGCGAAGCAACCTCATGGAAGTCACGCTACACCAAAGAAACGATTGCAAGATCGATTCTCGATGAAGCCGTTCGTAATGAGGCATATTCTCCCGCTCAGCTCGTTGAATTGCTCGGTACCAAAAGCAAGTTGGTTCCTGTTCTCGATGAGGCAGGGAAGCCTACTGCTGACTTTATTACCAAGATATCTTTTGATGACGTCGATAAAGATCAAAAACCCGTGACACTCGAACTCACCATCTCTGAAACCCTGAAAAGGATGAAGGAGATCCCTGACAGATTCGGAAATCTGTTTAAGAGTAACGTGAATAGCGGGGTTGGTGGGTCGAATAATGGTGCTGGTTATAAACCAGGAACTGTTGTTGCTGACCCGAAGTCCTGGAGAGAACATAGAGCCGCGATCTTAAAGTAAGATTGCTTAATCCAAATTAAGGAAAAGACAATGAAGAAATTCTGGAAAGTTCGGTATGAAAACTCGATTGACGCCCTGATTCCTGAGCATTGGGCGAATGAGGCGTTGTTCCAGCTCGAGAACAACATGGTCATGGGTGGACTCGTCTTCCGTGACTATTCGAGCCAGGTTGCCAGCTACGGTGACATTGTGAATGCTCACAAACCGGCCGCTTTCGCGTTCAAGCGCAAAGGCGTTTCGGATGACGTGAGTGTTCAGGCCGCTACCGCCACGAACATCCCCGTTGCTCTTAACCAGCACGGGCATGTGTCTTTCGTTCTGAAAGACGCGGAGATGAGCTGGGCGTTCAAGGATCTTGTGAACTACTTCATGGTTCCTGGGATGCGTGCGATGGCAAACGGTATCGACCGTACGCTTATCGGTCTTGCTCCTCAGTTCCTGCCGTACTCGGCTGGCCGTCTGTCCTCCATGACCACCTCCACCGCCAAAGATTATGTAATCGCGGCGCGTAAGGCTGGTCAGGACGCTGGTTGGCTTCAGCAGGGCCGTAGCCTTGTGATCGACACCGCTTCCGAAGCGACCATGCTGGGAGTCGGTGAGTTCACTCAGGCCAGTCTCGTTGGCGACAGCGGCGAAGCTCTGAAACAAGCTCTGCTTGGTCAGAAGTTCGGGTTCAACATCTATACAGATCAGAACACGCCCTGCATCATCGCAACGTCCGCTGACACCCGTACCGCCGCCGTGAACAATAGTTCTGGCTATGCGGTTGGTGCCACGAGCATCGCGATCGACGCGATTACGGCTGCTATCGCTCCGACGTGCTATGTCACGTTCGGGACGAGCAAGTACCCGTATCGTCTCGTCAGCTCGACTGAGAACACCGGCAACACGACCAGCACGATCGTTTTGGCGACTGGTCTGAAAGACGCTCTGGTCAATGATGGTGCGGTAACCATCTACGATCCTTGCTATGTTGACCTGTCGGCCAACTATGTCATCGGGTACACGAAGGAAATCCATGTGGACGGATTCACCGCTGGCAAGCCCCCGCAAGTTGGTCAGATTGCTGCAATCGGCGCGAACATATACACGATCATCGACGTGACAAATGTTGTGAGCCAGGATTGTGATATCCTTCTGGATCGTCCTCTGGCCGCCGCCATCAGCAATGATGACGAGATTGATCTCGGGCCTGCTGGATCGTACAATCTGGCGTTCATGAAGGGTGCCATCGCCCTTGTGAGCCGTCCGTTGGTTCAGCCGCCGTCCTCGACTGGTGTTCGTAGCGCTGTCGTGAGCTACAACGGGCTTGCCCTGCGTGTCACGATCACCTACAACGGTACCTCACAAGGTATCCTGGTGACCATCGACTGTCTGTATGGCGTCAAGATTCTTGACTCCACACTCGGTTGCTGCTTGCTCGGCTAAGTAACCATAGCCTAACAGTCTTACTCTAAGACTGTTAGGCTAGCTAAAGCATGGTTGATACAAATGATTGAAGCATATTCGAAGAAAGAGATTAAGAATACTCTTTATTCCTTGAAAAAGGAATGGGGATGCAAGGTTCAATATGTTCATATCGTTCAGAAGGAACGTAACATAAAGACCGGAGTGGCCTCAGAAGAGTATCAGTACCTCAACATACGTAGAGCGATTGTCCTACCTTCATCATTGATGAGGAGAATTGCAGCGTTAACAGGAGTGCCGTTTAACTATGGCGGCGACTATAATAGCAAGGAACGGTTCTTGATAGTTGCTTCCAAAGATTTTACAATCCCCTTAAAGGATATAGCTCCTGTTGACTATGTAATACTCGGTGAGGATAAATATTCTATTAAACGTGAGGAAAACTTTGACTTTGATACGGCCTACGTCTTTAAGATCAACCATATACCTCCCAAGGAGCTATAAAAACAAATGGACTGGTCAGACTTCCCACGCTGGATAGCCGCAAGTATTGCAGATCATTTTGAAACACAAACGATTTGCAAAACTTATATAGAGACGGATTGTAAGGACATAGAGAAGCATCTTCAGTATTTGGAAGTGCGGATTGATGGCCCTTATAAAGTTACTCCCTCTAAAGGTTATCATATTTTGACCTGTCCGGTTAACGTACTAGCCTCCACCAACAAGGTGACTACGGACGTGTACGCTCTCCATCGTGTTCTTGGAAAGGTATTTAATGCTTTTACGACTATCCCTATTTACCGATACGGGGAGAACTCGGGTGATGATGATTCTCAAATCGGGTGTATGTATTTGATATCGGATGAACCTCTCATGCTGTCTTATCTCGGTAAGATAGAAAATGAGATGTATCAGGGTTTCGTGCAAGGAAAATATAGAATGGAGATCACAGAATGAAGATTGATCTGAAGGAATGTACGTTTGTTATGCTTGGTGGCGGTACGGGAGAATCCCTCACTTTCAAAATCGGTGAAGGAAATCTTCAGTGGACGGAGCACATGGCTCGCGAGTATAGCAAAGATCGTGGTATTCTTGATACGGTTCGTAATGCCGATCAGGAGCCTCTTGACCTGAGCTTCGAGTTCACGTGGGAATGGCTTCGTAGTGGTATCACTACTGGCTATGAGAGTCCCTATGATGTTCTGACCCACCTCGGTGGAACGGGCACTAGCGATTGGACGACCAGTGATGATGCTGATCCTTGTGCTCCGCCTTCGATTGATATCGAAGTTACCCACTCCGTTGTGTGTGGCACCACCACGATGCAAGAGGTTATCCTCTTCCCATCGTTCCGGTATGAGCAGCTCCAGTGCGATGCCAAAGCTGGGTCTATCTCAGTTAGCGGAAAGTGCAACGTCTTGAAACCGACGATTAGCGCGACCTAATCCCACCGCCCGAACACAGATTTAAATCTGTGTTCGGGCACCTACTCTAAATGGATTTTCAAATCGAGAGGCAAACGAAAATGAAAATCAACGGTAAAAAGTTGAGCGGCCCAAACAAAGTCTTCATAGCCCTTCCGAGAGAAGGCGGGGATGTTGTTTTTATTGCACAGGGTGTTTTGGATTATGATGAGTTTAATACTCTTTGTCCTATTCCAAAACCTCCACGCATTCGTCGTCCTGGTGATGAGGAGTCTACTCCTGATTTCTCTGAGCCTAAATACCAAGAGAGTATTCAGAAATACGGAGCTGAGAAATCAGCTTGGATGATTATGAAATCTCTGGAAGCGACCGAAGGACTAGAGTTTGAGACGGTGAAGAAGGATGACCATACCACTTGGACTAATATCTACAAGGAATTGAAAGATAGTGGTCTGTGTGACATGGAAATAACTCGAATAATCGACGGCGTCATGGAGGCTAACTGCCTTAGTGATGAAAGAGTCGAAGAGGCTCGTAACCGTTTTTTAGCTTCAAAAGCTCGAATTCCCGTGGCCCTGTAATACCAAGTGGTAGAACGAGCATATACAGCGTGTGGCGATCTTGTGAACGACTTAACATCAGACCTCCAAAGATTAAGGGAACTTGGGAAGAATGTAATGTTGAAGTCCAAGCTCAGCTACTCGCGTATAATCAAATTCGTGAACACGAAGAATTCGAGATTTTAAAATCTACTATGAGAATCCTCTAATGCCAAGATTTACGATTACTGCTAAAGTTGGAATCAAGATAAAGAAAAAAGAATGGCTTCAAGCATACGAAGACTTCGTACTTGAAGCCATTCAAAAAGCAGGTCGTGCATTCATCCAGTCTACAGCTACTAACGTGCCTGTACGTACTGGAATGGCTAGAGGATCGCTCATGGCGGAGGTTCAATCTTGGCAAGGTTCAGAATCAGCCCTATCGTTCTTCGGTACTTCTGTTTCTATTAGTCCGACTGAGTATAACAAGAAGTACTATATCTATCCTGACCAACGTAATCTACAAGGTACACCTGTTTATTCATTTGATAAAGAGTCTAACCGAACTGCAAGGGGTTGGATTCCAAAAGTTGAAGAAAGTGGTGCTGCTTTGTCCCGTTACACGATAACAAAAGACCTAACAAAAACCTCGAAGTTCACATTTACGTTTGACAGTGGTGTCAGACATTTTACGTATAATGATTTTGCACTTTGGCATTCTCTGGAATTCGGCAAAGAATCGTTTCAAAACTCGATTGCACAATCATTTAAAAAGATTCCGAAATTTACAGACTTTATGGAATACGTTCGTATCTCCGGCGGTAGGTTCTCACACATACAAGGGACACAGTCCAATAGAAAGGTTTCACTCTAATGTCTGATAATGTCATCAATTACTCAATTGAGTCAAATGACGTCGAAGCCGCAATCGATCGCCTGAATAGAGTTCTTGCTCGTAACGGAGATGCTCTTTCACACCTCTCGTCCATGTCTGCTGAGTACAGTTCAGAGTTGGACACCGTAGTCTACAAAATGAATGCTGTGACAGCGGCAGGTAAGAGAATGTACACGGAAATGACCAAGAGTAATGGTCAGATGTTCCGTGTACCTAATGCAACTAAATCTAAAACTATCTTCGATCTCGGACGTTCACCTAATCAAATCAAAAAAGAAAATGATGCGGCATTTGCTAGGATAATGGCTCAGCATGAAGCTGACCAAAAGAGGATGAGCCAGTTAGATCAAGCTGCAAATGTTCAGAGATTGAAGAATCTGTTGGCGATGACGGCTTCTACTGAAAAAGCCAAACGTCAAGAACTTATGGCTGAAATAAGAGCTGTTGAAGAAACACAAAGACTGTACAATCAACAGCGTGAGCAGTACATAAAGAATCAGAATAAGATGGCAGAAGCTGGACAAAAAACAAACGTCCAGATTCTTAAAAGTTTTATTGCTACTGCTGAAGCCCGTAGGGGAATGGAAGATGCCAACGCTCGTCAATCAGCCGCAGTCTCAAGACGTGCAGCTTTAGATGAAGCGGCAAATCAACGTCTAATTACTGCTGCTCGTAGAGAGGCAGCTAATGATGCTATGCGTCTTGCTCAGATGGCTAACAGAGCACAAGGTCAAATCGCTAGAGAAGCAGCAGCGGCCGAACGGCAACGTATAGCTACTCAACGTACGCAAGCTATGTCTCTTGCTGGTGGAAATCTACAAGCTGGTATTGCTCTCGGACTTAATGATGCACAACTAAGCCAGATGCAACGGTCATTTGCTCAAGCGAATACTCATGCTCTTGCTTTCTCAAGACGCCAACAACAGTCTGCTCAATTTTGGGCATTATCTTGGGACTTCTGGTCACGTTATGTAAGCACACGCGTACTTAATAGTGTTAGTTATTCATTCATTAATGCGGCAAGACAGAGTGTTTTATCTAGTATAGAGATTCAGAAATCTATCTCACTGGTTCGCACCATTGGTGACAAGTCTCTTAATTTCGGAACATGGACAAGTTCCATTAGAAAATTAAGTGATGAATTCGGTATTGCAATGAAAGACGTCAGTGCTGGCGTCTATGAGACTATCAGTAATCAGGTTGCTGATGGTGCTGAAGCCATTAACTTTATGTCTAAGTCTTTGCAGTTTGCCGCCACAACTGGTTCAACTGCTCAACAGTCGATGGACTTACTGTCTTCTGTTCTCAATGCTTTCTCTCTCAAAGCAACTGAAGCTACAAGTGTATCTGCTTCACTCTTTAAGACGATTGATCTTGGTCGTGTCAAAGCTGCTGAAATGGCTGATACATACGGTCGTATCGCTCCTATGGCTTCAAGACTTGGACTATCATATCAAGATTTGAATGCTTCAATCGCTACTGGTACAATCTCTGGTATCAAGTTTAACGTTGCCTCGACAGAAATCTTGAACATCATGAACAAACTCCTTAAACCTACTAAGGAGATGACCAAACTATATCATGAGTGGGGATTCGAAACTGGACAAGATGTTGTTGCCGCTAAAGGATGGTCAGGCACATTACAAGCCTTAAATGCTACAATCAAAGAGCATGGTTTGGCCTACGGTTCAAAACTGTTTAATGATATCCGCGCTATCCGTGGTATCATGAACTTGACCCGTGATGACATGAAGGCGTTTAACACTACATGGGAAGAATTCAACGGATTAAATAAGAATGGTGAGACTCCGCTCGAAACATACTTTAAGGCTGTTCAAACATCGTTTGAAAGCCCTGGTAAGATGTTAGAGATGGAGCTAAATCGCTTCAAGAACATGATAACGAATGACTTGGGAACTCCTATAACAGAGTTCTCAATTAAGTTTATCAAGAACTGGGGCGGAATAGAAAATGTCATCAAGACTGCTGCTGAAGGCTTATATAGTATTGCCAAGTTGATTCTCTCGATTAAGTTAGCCAATAGTGGTTGGGAACTCTCCACAAACTTACTAACGAATGCAACTGGCAGACATACTGCGGCATTAGAAACACGTCAGATTGCATTATCGCGTGACTTAGCTCTTATTGAACAGCAACAATTAGCTGGCAATATAACGATTGCTCAAATCCAACGTCAAATTATAGCTCAAACAGAACTGTCAGTTGTTGCTAACAATCTCGCTGTTGCTCAGGAACGTGCTGCTATAGCCGGTTCAAGACTTGCTGCTGTTGGAAGAACGGTTGCAGCTTTTATTGCTATTGAAGTCGTGGCTAGAATAGTCAGCAAGGTGCTAGAAGAACAGATTGACAAAATCAACGAGTTAGTCTTAGTTGAAAATGTTTATTCAACAGAAGCCATCAATAATTCTATCAAGAGAATGAGAGCTTTTGACATTGAAAATCAGGCACGGAATAAGAATCTTGAAGAGGAAAAGAAAGCCATATTAACTACCTTTGCTGATATGGACAAAGCGAATCTGACAGGTCTTGATGCCATTAAAACTAAACTTGATGCAGCTTTAATCAAGCCATTAGATTATGTAATCAAAGGACTTGAGCAACGTATCAACTTGCTTAGAAAAGCAATGGATAAATACGTTGACAATATCAAGAAGTCTGAATCTGAGACAACTAAGATTCTGTCTGGTGAAGAACAACGCTCTAAAATTCTCGACATGATTGATAATATCGGTAAGGTTGATGAGAAATGGAATAAGGCTCGTCAGTCACTTGCACTATATCAGAAAATGCAGAACGGTAATTTAGTTGCCAATAGACAGCCCAAAGAAACACAAGATTTCTTTAAACAGTATGCTTTGCTTACACAGTATCGCCGTATGACTAGCCAATCGGCTGATAAAGCATATGCTGAGGGTGATGTTGAACGTGGACGTAGATATACTCAAGAAGCGTTAGCTCTTGCTGACAAGATGAACTCTTACGGTTGGACTCTTAATGAGGTCTATGCTGAAAGACGTGGACTATTAGAACGTCAACTAACTCTTGAAGCGGCATACAAACAGACTCAAGTCGACCAAGCCAATGCGCAACAAGACAGTATCGATAAAGTCACTAAGAGCATGGATAATCTCACTGCTAAGCGTGCAGAGTATGCCGCTCTTATTAAAAAGACTGGCAGTAAGGAAGCTCCTCCTGCTCTCGAAATCAAAAAAGAGATTGAACGAATCCAAAAAGATGTTCAAGCTGAATTGACTGGACTTGGCAAGTTTGATGTAAAAGCGATTGTGCAAGCTGGTTTCGACCCAGAGAAGTTTGGTCAAGAGTTATTTGATAACAATGTCAATCTCTCTAAAGCTATCTTCGAGAACACTAAGTTTGAGAGTTTCTCAAAGACCTTAACTGATGACTTCGGTAAGCAACTAACGAAGTATGATGAGATCATTGGTCTTCAAAAAGAAAATAACAAAATCAGTAGTGCTAAGACTTCTTATCAAACCGCATATAATGAGATGACTAGACAGCTTCAAGATACAGCTGGTCGTGTTCCTGATGTTGAGAATAGGAAGATTGAAGCATCTAAAAACGTAGATAGTTTGTTAGGTGAGTTCAAACCTGAGACGTTCACTAAGTTGATGCCTCAGGAAAAAGATAGAAAGTATATGTCTTACTTGGAGAAGACCATCAGAGATGAATTTGCCAAGGGGTACAACTACGAGCAATTCGATCCAAGGATGATTGATTCTTTGGCTCAGACTGGAATCATTAGTAAGGTTCCTAAGAACACTAAACTATTCCAGATTGATGAAGAAGGATTCAAGAAAGTACTCGGTCAGATAATGACGAGTCCTAACAATACGGTTGCATTGGAAGCGGCTAGAAATCTTGCCACCGCCATGGGTGGCGATAGAGGGCCAGACAAACAGATTACTAAAATTGTCGATGCGGCTGTTGAGTTTCGTAAGGCTAACAAAACTGGAGAAGATTTAACAAAATCCTTAGATTCATTAAATCTTGAAATCAAAGAACTTAACAGAAAGTTCCAGGAGAAACCGTTAGATAATCCTGTTGTTCAAGCTGCAGCCGCGTCAATGAATGATGGCTACATCTCAAAGAACGGTAAGGTTACGAGAATAGCTGATGATGACAATGTGCTGGCTTTCAGAAACTATACTGCCTTTGGTAAGATGATTAGCCAGTATCTGAAGCCGTCTGGCAAGAGCAAGTTTGATGATGTTTTTATGAAAACAAATGGAACCTGTTATAATCTAAAAGAACTTCCTCTAGCTGTATTAAGAATGCTTGGATTGAATAGGGAGCAAGCATATAATCGTGGGAAAAATTATGCTGTTCCTGTTGGCACATTACAAAACATTCTCTCTAAAAATGGTCTGAACTACTTTAAAGATGGATTTCATGTAGGGGGAAAAGTGGAGGCAACTGGGTACACTATGCTTCCACTTCCTACTGGAATGGAAAAAGGAAAAGTCAAACAAAAAACTGAATTGATTACAAAATCTAGAGAAAACATGCGAGAGTGGGATGCTATTGCTAATGCCACAAGTGAGAAGCCTTCGGCTCGTATGGGTAAAAGTAATACTGCTCTTAGTAAGTATTTCTGGAATCAAAGACAGGCCCAATCTGGTAGAGGTGGAGAAATTGATTCAACAGTAGCAAATTACTATATCGATCAAGCTGACCAAGCTAGGAATGTCAGATCAAAACCTATTAACGCTCGTGGCATAACGTCTGGAGTGTGGGGAGGACTCGATCCTTCAACTGAGGCTAGTAACGCCGCTAAAGCTGCATACAATGCAAAGTTTAATGTTTGGCAGGCTAAATATTCAGCTAATCTTCTAGGTGACAAATGGGGAACAGTCATAGATAGTAGTAAGACGACTCTACCATCAGGTATGACAGAATGGCAACCAGGCTATGCTGCTGGACAAGTTGGGACAGTTGGCTATAGTAAGGACGGTAAGCAAATCATCCTGAAGAATATTCAAAAGCCAAACTACACTAAAGGCCCAAGAGGTGAATTACGTCCTACTGCTCCTGTAAAAGATAGATTCAATATCTTAGGTCAAGATTTTTCAATCGAAGAAATTAAAGAAGCGGTAAAATTAAAGACACTTGATAGTGATATCATCTATCGTATGAAGCAGTTGTTAGCTACGATGGGTGAGAGCATTAACGATGGTGTAATCTTAAAGAATGGTAAGGTCATCAGAACAAGTCAGGATGACAACATCTATGCTACAAAGAATGACCTGTCGCTTACAAGACCTGATTATGCTGGACTGAAACAACAATCAGCAAGAAGTGGATCTAACAATCCTGCCATCAATCTCAACGGTAATCTTGAAGCGAACTTACACATTAGTGGTCGTCAGCTCGCTAAAGAGATTGTACCATTCATGGTTGATGATAGTAAGAAAGGGCGTAATAGCCTGATGGTGGCCAAATGATCAGCATAACATGTGGGACGTCAGCTACGATTGACCTTCATAATCCAGTCTTTGGTGACAAGCGGAAGCACGACCATCATTTGATTGTCAATAAGACTATCAACGGGTACAATACTTTCGCTCAGAATTCAGAGACTGGAGCATTCATCAGCCTATCTTATTCTTTCGAAACAATGGATCAATATGACGAGTTCTTGGTATTCATTAGGGATGTTAATGGCCTTCAATGTCACATTACAACTCACGATAATATTGAGTACGATGGAGTCATAGTCGGGCCATTTGTTTTCGAAATCAAAAGAGATGGGACATATACTGAAGGTCAAACTGCTAAAAAATGTACGACAAACTGGGGTTTCACATTTGAAGTGGAGATGATACTGTCATGATAAAGATTGGTGGATACGATTTTAAGAATCCAGAGTTAATGGACACTATAACCCTCGACACTAAACAAAGTGTCAGACGTGCCTACTCTGGCCACATCTACTCGATGAGGCTTCGTGAGCAAATAGTATTTCATCTTGCTTTCAAGAACATGCCCTATAGTCAAGCAATTCTGATGGAAGCATTCTTGAATACTGATGACCCTTTTACTTACATCGACTACAATGGCGTTAGTCATTCGGTAAGGATGCAAGATCAGTCAATCGAGTTCAGTCTCGATAATGCTGGCCATGGGAAGGCTATCTCAGGACAGAAGTGTGTTCCAACTGTAGATGACTGGGTTAGTTTTGAAATTAATTTGGAGGTGGTGCAATCATGATTCCGTTTAATAACTTAGCAAAGCTGACCCAGTTCTATGACGTCCAGCCATTCCTATCTATCACGCTTGGAGCAACCAATTACTCCAGTATTGGGAACCAACCCCGTTTCTTATCGATTAGTAATTTCTCTCAGTCCAATCAAGGCGGTCTCGATTATGCTGTCAGTATGGATGTGACGCTTTCTGACCACGATGGAGCAATGAAGACGTTAATGGATAGTGGAACGCTTCTAGACCTGCCAGTAGAGATAATCCAAGAGTTTGATGACAGTACGACCCAGGACGTTTTGTTCTCTGGAAAAGTCACCACTCCGATTGTTTGGCAAGAATCAGATCGTACAATCCAGTTCACTATCGAGAATGGTGCTCAGGATACTATGCTCAATGATAATGACCCTGTGGACGACTGTGAGCAAGAGTTTATTCCTTTCGCCTTTGGTGATGTTCTTGGAATCCCTGCTGTTAATAGTGCTGGTGGTTGCAAGAAAATAAGCAAGCTCTTAAAGCCTATCAGCCAGTATTGCATTAATAGTCAGTCTGGTAAGATAAGTTATGCTTCCGGTGACCTCTATATCAAGAACGGTTTGGAAGTGTTCGGTTCAGATCGTTTAATCTTAATGGTTGATGGAACATTATTTGATGGTCAGTTTAGCGATGCTTTAGACCACACTCACTTCGTGCTGGTCACTGGTGGATTCAATTGTGCCTTCAGAACAGGTGGGCTTACTATTAATGCTCGGGATGATACAGACACTCAGGAATATATCAATCCTAGTATTATGTGGGTGAGTGAGGAAGCGTACGATGTACGAGGCAAGATGGCTCGAATCCAATATCAAACCGAATACTGGTACAGGGTCAACTCGGACGACTCATGGAGTCCCACAACAGAGAATGATGCTGATGGTATTAAAACAACCGAGGTTGTCACTTCTGCTATGGGCATTAACGGAATAGAAGGAACAAAACTACAGCTTGAAAGACCACCACTTGATAGATTTGGTCGTCCTGTTCTCCTTGGTTGGAAGAAAGATAGTAGCATACTGGAGATTAAAGGTAAGATGGATTTTGCTTGGAGTCCTGCTCCTACCTATGATTATCCGTCACGATGGGATATTCCTACTGGTTCAGAAGTGATAGCTTATAGTGGTGCAAACACTTGGTACGTCAACCAAGGAGCTAGCCAAGCAATAATAGCAGTCTACGGTGTTAAAAATGGTAAGCTGACTAAGATTCCGACCAGTTGGTATACTACGACTTTAACCGGCCCGACCAGTATTACGTTCGATAAGAATCTTGCTGCCAAAGGTGGCTTCGACTCTAACGACGTGTATGTCGACCTTACCTCTTGGTCAGGTAGTGACAACATTGCAACCGTTATTGCTTGGTTGGCTGAAAACTATTGCACTGACCTAACGGTAGATGCAGCAAGTCTCGCTATAGCAGAAACGGCTGTAGCTACACTACCGTGTGGTTTTGCCATGTTCGGCCAACGTAGATCGTTCGATCTGATGAAGGAGCTTGCATATCAAGGTGGCCTCGGACTGGTCGTAATGGACGGCGTCCTGTATTTCAAGGATATAACTACCGCTCCCACTGGAACAGGTGAGGCTGATTATACTGTCAGTATGGACAAGACTGAGTTCAAGTCCTGTTCTATTACTACGACTAACGAGACAGATGTAGTTACCCATTTCATCGGAACGTATAGAGAATCCTACTACCCAAATGATGAGGAACATAGAATTGTTAGAGTAAGCACATTGAAAGATAAGTTTAAAAAGAACGAGAAGAGTTATGAGTTCTTTGCTTTCAATCAGAAGGATTGTGTAATCAGAGTAATGGAATTTTACCTCTCTCGTTACATCAACATTTGGCAACAGCTTTCAATCAAAACATTCCTCACAGCTCTCAATGTCAATCCATTTGATAAGGTTGAACTGCATCTTAATTATTGCGCGGCTGAATATGGTATAGTGGTTAGCTCTGATTACAATCCTACTGATTGGTCGGTGGGACTGGTAATAGAAACAGACAAAGGATTATTCCCAGGGTCATATTGGGGTACACTTGTCGGAACAACTCCAGGGTCTATTTTCTACGATAACGAGATTGAGCTTGATAGTGTATTCGATGATATGACTCGTAATCCGATTGTACAATTGCTTCCCACCAAGTTCTTCTATGATGAAGATCCCAATAAATTAAATCCAGTAGATACAAGTAATATTGATACCGCAAGGGATAGTGCGGTATTCAAAGGTAAGGTAACGGCAATCGGTACTGATTACCTGACGGTAACATTAGTTGACCCTTATGATTATTCTAAGACTTTGAACTGGGATAACATGTCGTCAGTTAACGAGTTGCCTCCTGGTCTAAAACCAGGGACAACTACTCTCAAGGTAGCTAAAGCACGGAAGGACGTTGGATACTAATGCCTACTACAACATATGCAGATTACGCAATCGGTGATATCGTCGAAATAGAGTTAGCCGGAAAGGGAACTGGGGTTAAAGACGCCGATGGCGATCCAATCTTTTGGAAAGACAAGGGATCGGCTGTCAGCTCAGGAGGTGGAAGTCGGACGTATCCAGCTTTAATAACAGGGAAATCCGGTGCTTTTTATACAGCAGACAAGTACGAAAACGGCCTCGGGAATGCTACTACGGGTGAAGTGACTTTAGAATGCGTCGGTCTTTCAATGGCAGACACTTTACCTAATGGTACTCCGGTAGTTGTCAATCTTTCAGCTATAGCCGTAACCGGAGGTGGCTAATGTTTTATCGCTTAAAACCATCGTCTTGGTCTATCTGGACTGTCTATATGTACGACGCAAGTAACGGGCTATATGTTTGGTACGATGGGTCTAAATTCATCTTATCTGCTTTGCTTGGCAAGCCGGTTAAAATAGATGGTGGATCAGAAGTGTATCCTCTCAGTTACGCTTATTCTGCCAGACCGATTTATCCAAACATATCTGGTTATAGTTACTTGTGGGGTAGTGGTAGCACAGGTTACATTAATAATGTGCTTGGCTACGGTAAAAGGCAGGTTGACTACGGCGTTGGCGAAGATCCAAGATGGGGTGTAGATGCTTTTTATTCAGGTGGATCGGCTGATCTAACAGGAACCTATGTGCCTGGTGGCTCTTTAAAGAATAGCCCGCCAGCCGACATCGTGGTAACTGCCGGTCAGATAATAGGCTGGGAAAGTAATACTAAAATAGGCGTATATACACCTATTAGTGGTTCAGGTTTATCAGATAATAAATATGTTGGCCTACGAACATTAATAGATGGTACTGTTACTTTCACAGAGACAGCTCAAACCTACAATAATGAGACTTGTTTTTATTCGAGCACTAAAGCCATATGGTACGACAATACTAATTGGATTTTATCCTCTGCCCCTGGAGTGAAAACAGAACCTTACTGGCAAAGCGCTGATTTAATTGGAACCTATGTGATTGAAGGGTCTGGAACCCCAGCTTCTTATTCAATTAATGTTAGTGGCTATGTCGAGGGTACAGAATATGTTAATTTCGCGACTGGTCAAGTCGCATTATGGTTGTGAGGTAGACTGATGGCTATGGGATCATGGGGGTTCGTTGGTGCGGATTGGGAAGCACCAGATATCAGAGATAATAGATATTGGGATGCGATAGGTGAAGCACTTAAAGAAAAAGCCGCATATGTTGGTCACGGACATGGGGCCGCATTTTTAAATCGTGTGCCTACCGATAATCCTTATCTCTATCAGTCATTTGATATTTCTTCATTTGACACCTTGTTGAAAGAAGCAGTAGTTCACTACTATGCCACCACAGCCACCACACTTCTTGAACTGGTGGAAGAGTGGCTTTATAGGGAATATGATTACGATGGAACAATCGCTTTAGACAAGGCGACGGGTAATGCTGTCTATGTGAAATCGGGGGGGACGATCTGGAAGGTGAACGCCTATATTGGTTCATGGACTGCGGCTATCCCAGACCCTTATACTTGGGAAAGTCTTTGCATTGACAAACTTAATTTATCAGGAGATATGCTTTGCACGCTTGATCGAACACATTCATTCGTGCACGGAAATGATTATCTTTCCCGCTGGCTCGCCAGTAGAAGAAAAATACTGGACTCCCTGACCTTATGTCTGCTACCTATTGGCCATGAATGGTCGGGCTCTTTGGAATACAAGACAAAAGACACGGATACTTACAGAACGCAAACAGATGATTCAGCATGGATATCCACATGGTATGGGTGGGATCGAGTTCTTAGGTGTTACGATGATCCGTATTATCCGCCTCCATGCACAAGCGACACGACAAATGTCGTGGAGGGGGCTTTAAGTGGATTCGTGTCCACATGGACGGCAGGAGCCTCCGCGGGAAAAATTCATGATGAATACATCTATAATCGCTGGTTCGGCGAGGGGTGCTCGACTTTTGACTATAGATATGAAAAACTCGTGTACACCATTCAAGACCAAACCAATCAGAAGGACATAGATGTTTATGGTAGCGGCGTTGGCCATCTAATAGTTAATAATTTCAAAAGAACCACGGTTAATGGGGTCGCCGGAGATTGGGCTAAGTATGGATCGGTTGAGATGTCTTATGATTTAACACGGGGTTCAAGAGTTTCACTCACTTCTCTCAGTGTGATATCAACTCCAACGATCACGGATATCGTGACCGATCTTGGCTATGATTGTTATTATAATCCAGATACTGGAGAGTCGTATTCACAAACGGGGGAACGTAGAGAAGGATCGACCAGTATAGAAGTAAGGGGAAATCAAGGCGTAGCCACGCAATCCCAAATTAACTCTGACCCCATGTATTGGGCGTCAGTTTTGATAGATATTTTAGGGTCAGATAGTCTAGATTTTGAAGTACCAACCTTTAACTTTCATACATAAGGAGAATGAAATGAAACCGATCAACAAAGTAGACGACCCAAGGGCAAAACAATTCGAGGAGGATGGGAAAATCATTCCTTTCCTACAGTCACTCAAGCCTGAAGATAATATCTATATTAGGGATTTTGCAATCGTATCTCTTCCGGAAGAAGAACACTTAACTCATCCAGTGAGAGTTCAATTTGGCCAGTTACCTCCGACAATGCTGGATCAGGATAGTTGTCTTGATTGCGTACGTAAGCACGTCGGCCGAGCCATCAAAAAGATGGAAGAGGTTATTGATGGTAATCTACAAAACTCTCTTAGGGCACAAATTGAACTAGAAGAAGCGGAAGAGGAAGCAAAGAAAATGTATCCTGATCTCGCTGATGCAATCAGGCAGGTCAGAAAGAGTTTGTTTGTATGACTATCAACTATTGGTACCACACCGATGATATCGTCGCTAAAGAGATTGACAAATCTTTAGTAAAACAAAACATAATCAAACTCAAAGAACTTTTTAATGATCCCTTAGGGTCAGTAGAAAAAGCAAAAGATGCTTTAACTTTTATATGGGCGGGAATAACACCAACTGAGGAAGTAAGATTAGACCTCCCAGTCTGGAAAGAATTGATGAAAGCCCTATTTGAGGCCGATATTGCCACTGGCGAAATAATAAAACCTTGCCTGAAAAGGAAAGAAAAGAAGATAGAATATAAGTGTTGTGGTGGTCAGCATAAAACGAAGTACATTTATTTTTGCCCTGTTAAAAACCAACCAGTAACAGCTCTCGGCTGTGGAAAGTGTAAATTATGATTCGGTTCAGAGGCGATTTAGCAATCATAACAGACAAAAATCCGCCTATCTTAGACGGGTACAGGGTCGATAAGAATGACATCCATGTCCAGAGGAGGATAATGAAGCCTTGCGATTATCGGACTGAAACTCATGTTCCAGGGACATGCTGTGGCAATCTGAGCAAGAAGATGAGGTTAAGACTAGATTGTCTAATCTTTGAGAAGGAAGTCAACTCAACGGAATGTGGAGAGTGTCATGGCAAGCAATAGTCCGAGCTACATTATTATCGAGGGTGGTGGTGCAAATGGACTCTTCGCTTTGGGAGCATTAAAATGGCTCTTTGAAAAAGGTGTTGATCCATCAATAGTAATGGGAACATCAATCGGAGGGGTAATAGCTTTAGGGTTAGCATGTGAGAGACAACATAAACTCAAGTGGTCAGAAGCTAATGACCTCTTGATTGAAAAGTTTGACACCATTAGTTGGAGTGATCTCGTAGGTTCTTTTGATTGGCGTTTCTGGTCACGAGGTGGGCTTTTCAAAAACAATATCGAGAACGTTTTTAAACGAATAATCGATGATGAGAAGCTACCAAACCTCAGAACCAAGGTAGGCGTGGCTATTTGTGATATTGATAATAAGATTGACGAATCTATTCGGATCGAAGGGAACTTCTCAGGAATACCCGTTAATTACAATGCGAGTCAACTTGCAGCTATGACTGCCAATATCCCAGGGCTTTTTAGTTACTATAAAGATCCCATTAGTGGCCACCGTATTTATGATGGAGGCGTAGCTTGTAACGACACAATAGCTTATCTCTGTGACTTCTTGCAGGAGAAGCGTATTGAAGACGCTGATATTTATGTGATCAGATTGGCAAGTTGGACACCAGATAATCGTTGGTTCTACGGGCCGGTGAACAATCTTTATGAATTGTTTGCTCTTAGTCGGGCTAAGTGTGAGGAGTTAAGTATCAAGATTAGCCTGATGTATAAAAAGATAAAGCCAAGGCTAAAGATGCACATCTATGACTTCAAAGATGACATCGGAACCTTGGCTTTCAAAGCTGGCGATAACAAGCGTTGGGTTAATGAAGCGTACAATAGAATGGGTTAGGAGAAAGAATAGATAACTAGAGATTATGCCTCATTTCTAGTTATTTTCTTTCGGTAAGCTCACCGTGTATGGTGAGCTTATTTCTTTTTTAATATTGATGTTGTTTCTAATATATTTTTCCTCTCCGATACCAAAGAAAGCATCACAAGCAACAAAGTCTATTAGCTCACAACCCATATAATAGGCTAAATGAATAGCAAATCCTAGTGTAAGATGCTGACTTACCTTTGCTTCGATAACATAGACATTCTTGTATTGCTTGTAAAAATGAGCAACGACATGTGGAAAGACTTTAACAATCCTATCAATGTTTTCCGCTTGGTCGATGTAATAATCACTCGGTCTATCGGCCGCGATAAAGAATAAAGGATTTGGTAATCCCATTTTACTTACTGTAATGATAGTGTTATTAACACATATAATAGGTACCGACCATGACTCGAAATTGTCTGGTTTTAGGTATTGAAGTGATGGGCCTCTACCAACAATATATGCTGGTTTGTCACAAAAACGATTTTTATAGATAGTGTCTTGCACTAACGTTAAAGGACACACTCCTTTGATATTCCCAGAAAAGTCAGCTTCACCCTTCAAGTGTTTGTTAAATGCTTTGAATAATGTCATCTTTTAGGCTCCTCATATGGCTTTCCTTCTATTAGTTCACCAACGCGTTCTCTATTTGGGATAAGAAGCTGATACTTGATATTGAGCAATCCTAGATACAACTTAATTCTATCAGCTTGCATCACGTGATTGGCTAATCTCTTCACCGAAATGTCAGATAATAAAGATGGTGGATAGCCTGTAATACCAAGCATAGCATCAAAACAAACTAAGATTTGTTCCATACAGCCAAAGTAAAAGCCAACTTTAATCGCATGACTACTACTTAGATACATCGGGCCACGGTCGGTTTCAAGAATATATAAATTAGGGTATTCAAGATAATGGTGAGCTACCTTGTGAGGCACGATTATTACATCTTCATGCGTCACGTAGTAGCGTGGTGGAGCATCACATTGAACCAAATAAAGTGGATTAGGTAATTTCAATCTCTTGATAGCAATATGAGCCTCATTGACGGCTAGGATAGGGCTATCTTTAAGAGTGAAATGGTCAGGCGTCAAATAATCCATTGATGGGCCTTTGCCTACAACGTATGCTTTTTTACCAAGGAATTTGTTTTCAAATTCCTTTGTTTCTCGCATATTTAATGGGCAGAAACCATTAACAGAACGATGAAATCCACGTTCCTCAAGCCACTTCTCGTTTGGTGAGCCAATCCCTACTTGAATATGAATCTTATCCCTAGACTCATAGCTAAAGGGAATTTTTATTGGCGTATGCTTGAATATCTTTGTAGTGAAACGATCAGCCATTACTAATCCTCCCAAGTTATGTTTAAGTGACAATAAATTGCTAACAATCGTTCAATAGTTGAACCTGAACTATTTTCTGACCCTAACATAACAAACAAATCAGTACAAGTGATAAGCATCGGTAAGGCTAAGATCATGTAATCTTTATTACTACCTTCATCCCAATTAAGTCTGGCTGGATTATAGACAAAGCAATCAGGTTCATCTCTTTTTAATTGTTCTTCAATCTTAAAGAAAGCCGGCCGATTGAATTCAGCCATGCCGGACATTGGGCCGCTAATGAACCATCTTTTATTAGGGGTTGTCATAGATATAAGCCCTCAATAGTACACAGTAGTTGATAACATCAATTAAGGTATCTTGTACAGACTCATCCTTAACTTTAGCTTCTCGAACTTTAAGATTCTCCAATCTTGATACTTTGTCTCCAAGACGAACAAGTAATCCTACGATGGTGGAACAAAGACCAATGTTCTGACAGGTGCGGAAGTTACTGAATGGATCTTTCACTCCAGCATAGTCGTGATTCTTTTTAACCATCAACTCTTTTGATTTTGCAAAAAGATCAAGAGTAAAATTAAAGGAATTCCAGAAATAGATAATAGTTCCATCCAGTTCAGCGATTTTACAATTTCTAATACGCCAGCAAAACTCTGCATAGTCAAAACTTTTCTTTAGTTCGATAGGATTTTGATTCACGAATTGGTTAGTTAACTCGTCATGCCAGTTGAAAATAGTCATTCTAAACCTCCTATGTCGTCAAAAAAGATTGGGTAATTATCTACAAGTTTCTTCCAACACATCCGCATCAAACTAGACATTAATGGATGTGCCGCTGGATGTATCCGTAACTTAAAGATGTGTCGCCATTCTCTAATATTGGCGGTCATAAACAATTCAGTCTTTAACGATAACGGCAGAACGCTTCTTGCCATTTGAGGCTTAACCCCTCGTAAGATCATCTGCTTATAACCATATTCACAAGCGCAACAATGACAGTACCAGATTTCAAAATCTTCCTTAGTATCAAAGTCTTGAGCGATTACCTCTAATTCATTATACTTAACATATCTTGTAGATTCTTGAGTATAGCTAGCCAACCTATGTCGAACAAGCTCATTAGCGATAGCTCTGTCTGTAACAATCTTGAAAGTAAAAGAGAAATGTTCTAACACGCTTTCATGGCCACGCTTGATGATGTTTTTGATGAATGGTTCTGCTGTTTCAGGAGTAATCTTGTTTTCACTCTTATAGGCTACTCTACCACAGTGTTCAATATGATGCAATATAGTGTCATATTGAACACCATTGATTAGAGTAGCCGATTGTTTCACGAGTTTCATTTATTTAACTTCCTCTCATTTTCTTCAATTAATTTCTTGAAACCTTCTTTAGCATCCTCGACGGCCTTTCTAGCCGCTTGGATTTCACGATCTACTGCTTCATTTCTTTTTCTCCCTTCGTCAAGGATGGACTTAATTTCCTTTGCCCTCCAGTCCTCTATGGCTTTTTCAGACTTAGCACTCTTTTCATAAAGTATCTGCATCTTTCTTTCATGCTCTTTCAAATCCAACTTAGGAACAACAGTATCTATTGCTTGCATGTCTTGGTCAACGTCTATTTGTATTACGTCAAAATCTTTTAAACGTCTCTTCAACTCTGTAATTTGACGGCGATAGTAATTACGTTGCTCGACAGTGCCAGCATTATTCTTGATTACGTTTTGATATCTAGCAATCTTATCTTGAATGGCACGATAACTACCGTAGTCATCGCCAAAACAAAATAAACTGGCTAATAAGACAAAACTAACTAGAATATACTTTTTCATATGTCACCTGTTTTAGACCTGCTTGAGTTGATGATTGTAGATTTTGATAACTGCTAAACATTCCTTCTTGATATCCATAGTTTTCTTATAGTCTGCCTCGCATGTTTGAGCTAAGTAGGTGAAATCTTCTGGTTTCGGATAAGGTAATCCGAGCATTTTGTAGTCCGCCCTATCGTTGAGATAGTTGGCCGTGACTAAAACATCTCTCACTTTCGTTTGAAAAAGGTAGCCCATAGTTTCTCCGCCAAGCCAATCAAACAGAAAACTATAAATAAACGGCCAATCATAGCAAAGCGGTACGATCTTCTTTTGCGGCGGGAGGTGTTTGTCCTTCCAGCGTTCCAACATATCTGCAACATCGTAGGGATCGAGTCCTTTCTTTAGACAATCAAGTACTTTATTTGCTTCTCTACCAATCCAATCCTTATCAATACTTGACCTACGCATCTGCATGTGAGCAGAGAAAGGCATTATTGTTGGATGACAATTGATATTCCAATCCACTGGAGCCATACAAAAGGAGACAATACTATCTTGTTTCGGGTCAGGCCCAGTTGTGAGGATAGTAAGTCCACACATTAAGTCCTTATTTAGATGTCTCATGTGAGCCTCTTGTTTAAACCCATGATTACTAAATCTAAACGGCCTCTACTGATATCATCACGAATGGATTTGAGTTCATTCTGATGGTCTTGAAGAAGTTGAAGAATAAGGAAAGTAACACTATCTTTGATGGCTTCATACTTGTCTTCTTCAATCTTTTTCCGACCCAAAAGAAGGGACTGCTTTTTAAGTCTCTTCTGAAGTAATGGATGATGCTGCTTGACCGCTTCGTCTAATCCATTGAGATACTCTGGCTCTTTCATAGTGCTGCCTCCTTAATCCATAAGAATTCTTTTCTCATACCACGACTAGATTCTAAACCTTTTTTATTGTTGGTCTCAGTTTTTGCTTGTGCATCAGCAGTAATAAGGATTTTGTAATCTATTATCTTATCCCAATGATAAGAGTCATAGAGTTCATTATTATAACCAGACAAAGCAAAGAAACCTTTAGACTTCATTATCAACTCACATAACCTGACGTGATCATTTTGAGTTAGAGTTTCCTCATATTTATCCTCAAATGACATTCCAGGCATGTAGGGCGGGTCGAGATAAAAGACAGCATCATGACAGTCAAAGTCCTTAATCAAATCAAAGGCATCTATGTTCTCTATTAGAACATTCTTTAGACGCTTATGAACATGATCAAAGTAAGGGAACTTCTCAGTGACGTCTTTATTAGGGGTATTTATAGCCCGACCAAAGGCTTTTCCCATACCACTAAATGATGCTTCAATACTATAGTACCATTGTGTTGCACGATCTACAATGTCAGAGCAACTCGCCCAGTTATCTCTAGCCTCAATAAACTCTTGACGACTGAGTTGCATAAGGTCGAGTCGTTTCTTGACCTGTTCAATTCCAGCAGGGTCACGTATGCATTTGTAGAAATCTACAATACCACTATTACGATCATTAAAGACTTCTACCTCGCTACGTTCCCGATTGAGTAATACTGCTCCAGTACCACCGAAGACTTCGATATACTTCTTACGATAGGGAATGTGAGGCATAATGTGTTTCAAGGCACGAAACTTACTTCCAGGATAAATGAAAGGTGCCTTCTTATAATT